GGTCGGCCGCGTCATAGGTCGTGACGAGAGTGTAGACCCTGGCCGCCGTGCCCGAGGCCGCCGTATTAGCCAACGAAGAGGAGCCGGTAAGCGTGAAGTCGTTGACGCCGGCTGTAGCGATCTCCCAGTAGCGATCATCTATTAGGGGGTCGCCGGTCCCCGTGATCCAAAGCTCATCGCCCGTGGTGAGGCCGTGGGCCGTGACGCCGACCGATACGGGCGTGCCCGCCGTGGTGTCGTCGATGTTCTGCGCGGCCTCCAGTGCTACGCCGCTGTTGTAGTTGACGCGCATGTAGAGGTGGCCGAACTCGAGGACGTAGGCTTGTGTGTTGGAAAACTCGAAGGGGATAAGCCGCGATAAGTTGGCGGATTCCTCCGTTTCGTGGACGAAGCGGAAGCCGGGGCGCTTCATGGCCCCGCCCTGCACGACCGGGATCATGTTCTCGAGCTGCCGGCACCCGAGCTGATACTTGTCGAGGTCTACGCGCCCCTCGAGCCGGGGGCTCAGCTCGCCGACGTTGAAGGCGAACAGGCCCGGTGACGCCTTAGGCATCAGTCCCGCGCCTCTACCCAATCATCCTCAGCGTAGTCCTTCGGGCTCCCCTCTTGGGCATCCACACTCTGCGCCAGCGGGAGGATCAGGTCCTTGTAGAAGGTGATGAGATCCTCGGTGTCCTTCCTGTCCTTCGACAGTTCCATCGAGATCGCAACCGCGAGCCTGGCGACCAGGGCGGAGACGAGCAGCGGGTCGAACTCCGCCGGGTCGGTGACGCGCCGGATGTAGCGGATTGGAACCGTGTCCCCCTCGTCCGCGAATAGCTCCCCTCCCACGCGCTCCCAGTGCTCTTTCGAGTCTACGATATTGAGCACCCGGAGGCAGTCGTCGGGGAGCGCGTAGCGATGGTCGTAGCCATTGTCCGGCACCAGCGGGGTTAGCGCCTTCTGGACGATACCGTTGGAGTCGTAGTTCTCGTAGTCGGAGGTATCGAGGCCAACGGTAAAGGTCGTGGCGGCGGGCGTGGTTTCTATCTCCAGAAAGAGGTCGTTCACCTCCGCCATGCCCTTGACTCTCTCGATGTATACCTCGTCCCCCTCTACGAGACCGTGCGCCCCCCCGGTTGTGAACACCGCGTCAGCCGCGCCCGTGATGCCGGTGATCTTCTCGCCATCAACGGCGGGCGTGTTCCACCAGCGCCCCAGGAGTGTGTGTTTGACCGCGCTGTTCCACGGGTAGGACTGAAGAACCTCGTCCCGAATACGGTGCCAGGCCGCATAGCAGGCGTCCCGCGTCTTATCGTTGCCTTCGATTAGCGAGGCGCCACCGTCGGCCCCGTTGACCGTGTAGGTCGTGCCGTCCTCGCCGTACAGGTAGAAGTTGCCCGCGCCGGGGCCCCGAACGCGGAATATACGACCGTTTAGCTCGGTCATACCCGTGAGCAGTTCCATGAGGACGAGATCGCCGGCCTCGAAGCCGTGTGCAGCGGCCACGGCTAGAACCGGGTCGGTCGCAGTCGTGGAAGTGAGAGCCTTCGTGTCGGTCGAGATTTCGAGACGAGCGCCCCCAACTCTGGAGATTGCTCGGTTCCAGATATCAACTTCGGACAGGTACATAGGTGCTGCCTTCTATTGCAGCTCGGTCAGCACCTCTTTGGCACGTTGGAGGGCGTCCACGAGCTTCTGTTTCTGGGTAGTGGTGTCGTAGAATACCACCACATCCTTCGACAACGCCTCTGCGTCCTTCAACTCCCGCACCGTCCCACCCGTCGTCTCCGCCGCCACGAACCCCGAAGAGTCCACGATGCCGGTCTCGTTGGCGAGCTGGAAGGTGTTGGCGTTGACCTGATTCACGGCGTAGTACTCCGTGTTTAGCTCGGTCATCTCTGTGAAGCCGTGGCAGTAGACAACATCCCCATCGACCAGCCCATGTGCCGCAGAGGTCGCGACCGCTGGGTTGGCCTTCGTCACCGTGACGCCGGTCAGCTCGATCAGCGTCGTTTCAGAGATGCTCCCTGGGCGGTCGCCCTCACTCACGCCAAAAAAGTTCTTAGCCATGAGAGGTCCCCCTACGAACCCGAAGACTTGTAGACCGCCTCTACCACGATCTCCTCGACCACCGTGGTCAGTGCCGCCGTTGGGGTCAGGACGATATCGTAGTCGAGCTGCGGATCTACCGTGTCCGTGCCCGCGCCCACCGCTGCCTGCTCCCAGAGCGTCGTCCAGCGGTTCTCATCGTCCAGCGTCGTCGCCTCGGTGAACTCGTCCGTCCGGGCGAGCCCAGCGTTGACGTCCACCGCCGTCGCGAAGAGGTCCGCGTCGATCACGGCCCCCACACCCGCGTTGATCCCCGCGCCGTGCAGGTACAGCCCAATGTCCACCAGGAGGGCGGTGCTAGTGCCCGCGCTGGAGACGTAGAGATGCCCAAGCCGGTCGCCAGAGCGCAGCGTAATGAAGCGCAGCTCGTCGCCGATCGCCGCCGTCCCTACGGTCATGCGCGCGATCTGGGAGTAGACCCGCGAGTGGCCGAGACCCGGAGGCGAACGCCTCTGAGAGTCGAACGCCGCCGTACCGGCAAGCGCAGACACGCCAGGCGTTGCGTTGCTGTTCATGTGATCGCTGTAAAATCGAGCCATCTTTGGCCCCCTTCAGTGATGGGCCTGCGGCCCGCCCCGACTCCGAGGCGGACCGCTTCATGCCCTTTGGTTTACTCAGCGCAGAGACACTCCACCATCTTCTTCTCTTCGAGCCTCGTCGCACCGATCGTCTCGCAGACGTACACCTGCGTGCTGTACCGCTTGTCCGACCGCTCCGAGACGCGGACCTTGAGGTCGTTCCACGTCCCGAGGTGCATCCCCGACTTCGCCCACATGGGGACGTGCCGGTTCGCGCCCGTCTTCTCGAGCCTCTCCGAATGGATGAAGTTGAACCCCATGAAACTCGAGATCTTCCCCTCGACCAGGACCGGTCGAGTGTTGTAGTCCAGGCTGATCGCCTGGGTCTCGGTCAGGAGGTTGTCGTGTTGGACTGCCGAGATCGCGCAGAACAGCGGGTCGTTCTCAACATCGACTTCCGCCGCCAGCAGCGCCTTCATTCCCGCGCGGAGCTTGTCGATCGTGAGGCCCGTGCCCCCGGCAGCGATCAGATGTAGCGCGTTGGCCGCCGCAAAGGTCGCCCAGGAGGTCGTGGTCCCACCAGCCTTGCCGGTCTTCGTGACGTCCGAGAGCATCGCCGCGATGATCTCGTCGTCCTTGGCCCGGTTCATGGCGTTCTTGCCGTTCTGCACATAGGCAGACTCCGGGTCCACGATTCGGCGGAGCTTGTCCGGGTCGTCGATCAGGTCGCCCCAATCGTAATCATTCGGCTCCACCCACCGCGCATCATGCGGGGTCTCGATGATCGGCGTATCCTCGTGCCGACCCGTGACCCTGCGTGCGGCGACCGCGCCGATTTGCTCGACAGGCCGCCCGCCCTCGCCCTTGTAGCTGTCGGTCGTCACCGCCTTGGTAAGACGGCTTTCCTTTTGCTGAAGCAGGAGTTGAATGTTGGCCTTGTAATCATTCACAAAGCCATCGGTGATCTCATTAGACACGATGAGCCTGTTCTCGAGGCGTGGTTGCCTCGAGAGCGATGCGCTTGCATCGCCCAGACCGGGTTAGCCGCTCGGTGCGGGGCCAGCCGCGTGTTGCTTGGCTTGTCTGGGTTTAGCCGGGCGCCAGCCGGGGCCGTGGTTTTGGCTTGTGCGGGTTAGCCGGGCGCCGCCCCGGGGCCGTGGTCACTGGATACCAAACCGAAATTCCTTCCCCGCGTCAAGGACCCTGTTTAATCGGCTCGGTCCCGAACGCTATGTCCCGCCACTTCGACCGCTCTGCGATTGCGGCATCGCGCACCGCTTGGCTCTCATGCGTAATCCGGGCCTGAAACTCCGGGTTCGCCATCAGCTCGTCATACTTCGCCTTAGCCGCCGCGGGGGTCATGCCGAACGGGCCACTACCGCCCATCGTGTCGCTCGGGGGCCCGCCGTGCTCCCCGAGGCCGCGGCCGATCCGGGCGAACATCTCGAGGAAGCCCTTAGTCCCGAGCGTCCGCTCGATCCCGTTCCGCTGCTCTTCGTTCCACCCGAGCCACTGTACCGCCCGCTGGCCAGCCGCAACATTCGCCTCGTACTCCCCGCCCCACTCCTTGCGGAGGGTGGCTATGTCGAGGTCCCCCTGCTCGTTGCGGGCCTTCTCTGCCGCGGTGTTCCCCTCCGTAATCATCGAGGCATACCACTCGGCTATGCCCTTGGCCTGGCCCTGCCTGAGCCCCGCCTTGTGGGCAACCTCACGGAAGGACGAGGTGAGGTCGAGTGAGCCATCATCCCCCTCGATCACCACCGCGGGCAGCTCGTAGCCCTCCGACTTCTCAGGGCGCCCCAGGCGACCATCGACCTCGGCCATCGCCTCGGAGTCGTTCATATCCTCCGGCAGAGTTACGAGGCGCTCCGCTGGCACCCCCCTGAGCCGCTCGAGGCTTCGGTAGCTCTCTATCGCCGCGTCGGGGCCCTCCCAGTGCCTTAACTCTGCAAGCCCGCGGTTTTCCTCAGTTAGTCCGGTGGTCCATGCCTCTTGCGCGGCCGGTGCCGCGGGGGCCGGGTCCGGTGCGGGATCTGCCGCGGGGTCTGCCGCGGGTGCCGGGTCGGTTCCTGGTTCGGTCATTCTTCTTCTCCCCTTGTCTGTAGTGATTCCGCCGCACGCTCGATGGCTCCCTCGCTCATCTCCGCGAACTGGCGGATGTGCATATAGACCTCGAAGTGCCCGACGTTCTCAGCAAGTTGTGTCGGGTTCGAATCACCCATCGGCCGGGCGTGACCGGTCGAGAGCAGGCCCGGGGGGTCCGCGTGGCACCACCACCGGAGGTCCGCGAGGACGAGCGCCCCCGCTGGGTTCTCGAAGACCTCCCGGTAGGCTGCCGCCAGCTTGGAGAGCGGCTCAGCCACCCTCGACCCCCTGTAGGGTTTCCGCCGCGCTCGCGGCGTCCTTCAGTGCGCCGGCCCCCTCGCGCGCCGCCGCGATCTCCTGCATGGCCTCCTCCTCCTTCTGCCGCTCTGCCCGCAGCTCCTCGTACTCCTCGCGAGACCGCAGGATCTTCGCCCTTGCCCCGCGGACCTCCTGGGACTCCTCCACAATCTCGTGCTCATCGAAGCGGAGGATGAAGTTCGGATCGGCCGCGATGAAGGGCGCCGCCATCTCGAGGGTCTCCTGGGTGGCGAGCAGCTCGCCGGCCCGCTGGAACCGGGTCGCAGGGCTCACGTACTCGATCTCGTACTCACCCGACGCCTCGAGCAGCACCGGGGGCAGGTCGGGCAGGAGCCCCTGCCGGCCCAGGATGTTGAGTTCTCGCTCGATCATCGGGCCGAGTAGCTCGGACTGTTGCCGGCCCACCGCGGGGGCCATCAGCTCGCCCTTCTCCTGCGCCCGCTGGAGCACCTCGGTCGCGGTCATGTTTGTGCGGTCCTCGACTAGGATCTGGAAGAGGCGCACGAAGAACGAGTCGTTTATGACCTCGCGCTCCCGCTCGAGCATCTCCGCGGTGAGGTCCAGCCGGGCCCCGGACTGGAAGGGCACGACCATCGGCCTGCCGCTCCCCTCGTGGAAGCGGGCGTAGTTGACCCGCCCAGGCTCGAGGTTGATCTGCTTCGAACCCCGCCCCAGCACACTCTCGTCGGCCGCCAGGATCGGCGGGTCGGCGACCTTGTGTCCCGCCCTCAGAAAGGTCTTTTGCATCGCGTTGGCCGTCTTGATCGCCGGCAGGGCGAACATGGCGACGGACCACGGGTAGACCTCGGACGGAATGACCGTCCACCGGCCATAGATCAGGGGCAGCTCGTGGAAGCCACCCTCGTCGATCATCTCCTTGTCTTGGATGCCGATGAAGGCGCTACGCCAGGGGAGGCGCTCCGGCCCCAACGCCTCGGGGTCCACGTTCTCCCGGGGCCAGATCGCATGGAG